CCCAGAGGGGACGGTCCGTTAACCTAAGCTTTTAACGCGCTTAATTCGTTGTTCTAAAATCTCCAGCGTAGTGGTCCCTCTCGGGTCACTCGTTCTATAGGGTACTAATCCTAAAGACCTGGCGATGCTATGCATCCTTTCGAGTACATCAACAATCCCAGTGTCTAACTGGGCAAATTGAAGACTCGGCTGAATGTCCACTCCTGTCGTATGACAAATACGAACAAGTGGATCCTCAGATACTGAACTGTTCTCGCGAACAGCGGAGATACCCGGTGAGTAGATAAACTCACTTAGGGATACCTTCCGAAATCCTGGACTTGCTAACCTTGATGTCATTAAGGTGCGGGTCCAAGCGTCTTTCTGGTACTGAGGGTAGTCCATTTCAAGACTATCAAGAAAGTCTTCCAGCAATAAGTGCCTATCGAGCGCACTTACACCAGCAGGGTTCATGTTTAAACCCCACGGTGATGGAAGAGTTAATATCTTTTCAGCGACCCTCCTCTGACGAGGTCGGAGATACTTTATGTATCCAGGTCCGATGTTTTTAATTAGGTCAATAAACGATCGATCACTGATCTCTCGCCATTTTCCTACTGAAATAATCTGATCTGGGGAGATAACTCTCCCACCGAATTCAGTGATTCTATCACTGATTATGGTCTTTGACTCACTAACGCCGACCTCCAACATAGATAATACCTCGCGGTATCGATCATGTAGAATAGATTCTGAGATGACAACGTCATCCCCAAGCACACGAAAGTTATCACCTTCGTGCATACCGAGTTCGATCTCAAGAGATCGAAGCAGTAATCCGTGCGTTAGTGCAAATGATGCGAAAGAAGGAAACAACCCTAAAGGTTGTCCCTTGGTCCACTTAACTAACTCTTTAGATGGAGTTAGCCAGTTGGCTGTCGAAAGATCTTCGAAGAGGTTGATATCCTCTTTTACTATACCTTTCACACTCTTAAGCACCATTAACTGAAGAGATAGGGGGAATACATTTGTTGCGTCCGATAAATCGACCGCAAACATTTTATGGCCTGATTGCAACTTTCGTTGCGCCCAGTCAACCCCCGAATCTTGATCATGGGTAACGTCCCATGATAACGTAGTCAGCAACTCATAGAGTTGCGCACCCAAGCGAGATAAAGATAGTTGGTATACTCTGAACGGATTTGCAACCGCTCGGAGCTTTAGACCGGGTTCTTGTATGTGCCCAATCTTTCCAACAAAACCAACTTTACGTATATCAGCCGTATATCCCTCTTCATAAAAGTAGGGCGGAAGCTTGCGAAGCTTCCCTTGTACAAGGTGTTCTAAAGGTTTTACAACCTCTCGAACCGACTGATATTTACTGTAAAGTTGTCTTCCAAGTGATGTGTCCCAGACAACATCGATGGTGCTTAACCATCCATCCAACTCATTGTCAAAAGAATTCTCATTCTTTTTCTTCTGCTTTGGAACCTCTGCTATCGTCACCCCCCTCACGGTGGGTGTGCGCTTAGAGGCACTTGGAACAAAATCTTTAATCGTGCGTAGCCGATGCTTCCGTACCGATAGTTTCTCAACTACTGGTAACATAACGGAAACGTAAAACTCTCTAACCAGCGACTCTTTCAACGGAGCGGTAGCAACCGAACCGTAGAATTTGTCTAACTGAGAAGGCAGGTCATCACTGGCCTGAAACGCTGTATACATAGCTAAGATTTGTAAAGCCTTAGCATTGTTCTCGGGGTTCAGATGTCCCCATCTGAATAACGAACCAAACTTACCATGCGGATATCCATTAGTGTATCTGATCCACTCCGAAGAGGGATCTTGGCCACCGGACATTCTGATGTAGTCGGTCTTAAGGGCTTTCAGCCTTTTAACCGTCCACTCAAGACTGGATTTCTCCAGCCACTTGGTAACTTCAGCGACTATACCTCGCGATATAGCCTTTGGGATTTTTAACGAATAAGCTCGGCGTTTGAGCTCTGTTGTGAACTTATTGTTCATCGTGAGTCCTCCTTATTTGGGATGTACACACTAACCTTTACAGGCAACTGCTTGGCCGCCAGGCCGAGTATCATTTTGCGCACCTTCGCCACCGCATAGCGGTGACGGGCAGATCTGGACCGAAGCCCTTAGCTACC